TCTATTCAGGAACCAGGGATAACATTCCGGTTAATAACTTCCCCTGTATTATTCTGGAGCCTACCAATGCACCGGAAGAGGCAGTAACCATGCCTCACAATACGGAGATAAATTTTACTTTAACTATCTGGGCCTATGTAAAAATATTTGATGTGGATAAACAGATAGTCGGGGATGCCACTACCAAAGGGGTGCTTGACGTTAATTTTGATATTAAAAAAGCCCTGGGCGCTCATATAGATCTGGACGGAAAATGTTTATATTTTAGCTTCCCGAATACCAGGTTTGATTTTGACTCTTTTCCGTTCAGGGGAGTAGGAATTGATATGCAAATAATTTTAAGGCAAAATTTTGTAACCAGAGTTTAAAAAAGAAGGTGATTTTATGTTATTAAAATTTAACAGGAACATTGAATTAGAGGTTGTAGGATTTGGAGTCTACCAACCTAAAAAGGAGATTGAAGTCAATGAAGAACTCGGAAGAACAATGTTAAATACTGGCTATTTTGATGAGATTAAAGTTAAAAATAAATTATCATGGGGAACGATAAAAGGTAAATCAAAACCGTTTGATGATCTTCCTGAAATAGAAAATGGCAATGTTATGATTCCCAAAGTATCAAGTATTAGATCGAATATTAAGATAAAAAAATCTAAAAAGAAAGGAGATGACAAATAATGGCACAAGGTATACGCGGACATATTGGAATTAAAAAAGAGACTACCTGGGGTGAAAAGGTAGTAGGAGCTAATGATTTTTTCTTACCATTTTCTTCTGAAACTTTGACTGCAAATATTGAAGAGCTTTTAAGTGCTGCTCAAAGAGGAATACTTGATGAGCCAAAATCATACCAGGGAGAAAAATCTTTTGCTGGTGATGTCGTTGTAGAAGTCCATCCCACAAGTATTGGCCATATTTTAAGAAGTGCTTTAGGTGTGCCAGGGGCAGCGTCTGCTCCAACTACATCCGAGACAGTAATAGAAGATTGCGAGGACGCTTGGAATCAATTGGTGGATGGTGGAGTTATCTCTACCGTAGATGCGGTTGATAAGAAGAAGGGTTCAAATTCGGTAAAATTATTAATCAGCGCTGATGTAGGAGCAGGGGATATTTTAGCAACCGAGTTAATGGCTTCAACTGATATGACTTTGGCAACACATATTAAACTATGGATTAAGAGTTCTGTGGATATTACCGCAGGCGACTTGCATTTATTGTTAGATGATACACCTAATTGTGCTACACCGCTTGAAACATTAGATATAGGAGCATTAACTGCAGGAGTATGGACAGAGAAAACATTAACCATCATTACACCTGCAGGATTAGGTGCTGTAGTTAGTATAGGATTAAAGATGACTGTTGAAGAAGCAGAACATATTATTCATTTAGATGACATCAGAATGGTTACTACTACCGCTGCAGGTACAGCCAAACAACACATATTTACTCCGATGCAGTTATCAACGGATGAATTTCATGCAGATTGTCCACTTTTCCCATATACTTTTGAAGTTTATCGGGATCAGGGTGATGCATTCCAGTTCCTGGGTGGAGTAGTAAATACTCTGGCTTTGAATTTCTCTACTACCGACAAGATTTTAAAAGCAACCTGCGGAATCATTGCCAAGAATCTGGGTAGTGTAGAAAAGACTGGCCTATCACTTGAACCCACCAAGCCTTTTGTCTGGGAAAATGCAATTATTTCGATAGGTGGCAGCCAAAACAATAACTTAGAAAGTTTCGGGTTAACCTGGGATAATAAATGTGTGGCTAAATATTTCCTAAATAATACTGCTATCCCCGGAAAGATCATTCGGGATGGATTCAGGACTATACCGGTAAACTTTGTAATCGATTTTGTAGACAGGACCGAATATGATTATTTCATATTAGGTACAGAACGAGCTTTCCAGGTGAAATTTGTAGGTGCAGTGTGTGAGGCTGGACCCCCAGCATTCTATTATACATTGACTATTGATCTGCCCCTAGTTAGATATCTGGCCTATCCCATTAACATCGGTGGTCCGGGAAGATTAACCTGTGCAGTTACCGGGAAAGCGAAGTATGACGCTGCAGGTTGGGCACTTAGGGCAACTTTAATTAATCTTAAAAACACAGCAGAATATGCAGCCTAAAGGTAACCCTAAGGGTAGGGTAAACTTTCGTTATGTAGGGTATAAATTTTAACGATTTGAGGGTATTCTGAGAGAATTATCTAATAATAAGGAAGGAGTATTTATGTCTAAAATTAAAATAGGCGATAGAGAATTTGAAATTAATAAATTCAATATGAATGATATCATGGTTATTGATGAAAAAGTGGGAGATATTACTAAATTGGGGCAAGAAGAAAAGATAAGAGATAAGATAAAAAATATCCGATATGTTCTTTGGTATGCTATTCAAAAAAAGGATAAAAATATTACTGAGGAAGATGTAGGGGAAATGGTAAATATGTCTGAAATAGCTAAAATTACTGAAGATTTCTTTAAGGCGGTAGATATTACTGCAAACCCTATGCCAGTCTTAAAGGGTTCGAAGAAGTAATAGACATACTAGCCTATGCTTATGGGTGGAATTATCATGATATTATTTATATCCCATTGAATAGGTTAAGGATAATAATGCCTGAAGCTATCGGAAAATATAAACAAAAAATGATTTTAGAAAAAGCTATATTGAAATTCTTGGGCGTTAAGGATATATAGCTTTTTCTATAATGTGAGGTGAAAATTAATTGGCTGATATTTGGATTAATATTTTAGGCGATGCTACTAAACTTAAAGGCGAATTAGATAAAGCTGGTAGTCATGTTAGTAAATTTGGCGAAAAAATAGGTGCTATTGGTAAAACTATGACTATAGTAGGCGGAGCAGTTACTGCTGCCTTTACTGCTATTGTGCTTAAAACTGTTCAAGTTGGCGACCAATTCGATAAGATGAGCCTCCGAACTGGAATTGCCGTTGAAGATCTTTCTTCTCTTGCTCATGCTTGTAATATATCAGGAACAAGTATTGAGGGCATGGAAATAGGATTAAAATTTCTTACCAGAGGTATGGATGATGCTTCTAAGGGAACGGGAGAGGCAAAAGAAGCCTTTGAAGAATTGGGAATATCAGTTGTAGATGTAGAAGGTAATTTAAGACCTACAATTGATGTTTTGAAAGAAGCCGCTACTAAAATAGCTGCTATAGAAAATCCGACTAAACAAGCTGCATTAGCTATGGAGATATTTGGAGCAAGATCAGGAACACAGTTAATACCTTTATTAAAGATGGGTGGAGCTGGGATAGAGGAATTAATGGAAAAAGCTAAAGAATTGGGTATAACTATGTCTACCGAAGCGGCAAGTGCAGCAGCAGAATTTAAAGATAGACTAACTGATTTAAAAGGAAGTTTAGCGGGTGCGGGAAGGGCTATTGGAGAAGTATTAATTCCACCTCTTACCACATTGGCTGAAAAAGCGATAGAGATAGTTAAAAAAATTAAAGAATGGGCGGATGCTCATAAGCCACTTATAGAAGCTATTATACTCATAGGGGCAAAATTAGGAGTTTTAGCAGCAGTAGGCGGGCCAATACTAATGGCAGTTTCCGCTTTTATGAAAATGCAAGGGGCAATTACTGCACTTGGGACTATTTCTGCAGGGCCTATTGGAATAATGATTTTAGCTTTTGCTGGAGCATCCTTGGGGCTTATAAAATTATCTGAATATTTAGATACTGCTAGAGAAAAAGCATATAGATTTAAGATGGGCCTTGATGATATACCTTTAGAAAAACTTGATAAAGACATAGAAAATATAGTAATAGAAATAAATGGTTTAGAGAAAGCAATGAAGGAGATTGACTGGGGCACCGAAGATGCAATGATTGCTACCATTAAATATAGAGAATATGAGGCACAGATATTTGAATTAGAGAGACAATTGGGTATTCTTTATAAAACAAGAGAAGAACTTGTCAAAGTAGAAGAAAAGGAAATAATTGTTACTGAAACATTAAATGAAAAGATAATGGAAGCTGTTATATTAAATGAAAAACTTGATGATGCACTTAAAACGATAGCTGATAGACTATTTGAATTAACCCATACCGAAATAGAGAACAATATAAGGAAACTTGAAGAGCAGAAAAAAGCCTATATTGCTTTAGGAGTTTCTCAAGAGATAGTTGATAAATGGTTTAAGGAAGAAATAAGAATATTAAATGAATTAAAACCAAAAGTAGAAGATACAACTGGTGTAATTGGGACTATGAAAAAAATGATGGAAGCCGTAGGGATTACGTTCAAAGAGGAACTTCCAAAACTAAGTTTTGAATTTGAAAAAATGACTGGCAGTATAATCAAGACTGTAAGAGGTGTGGAAGTTGATGTACCCAAAATGATGAAAAGTATGTGTGAAGCTGTAGGGATTATATTTGAAGAGAAACTTCCGCAATTAACTGATAATTTTATGAGTATTTGGGATACTTTAAAAATAAATTTTAAAAATAATATTATTGACCCTATCATAGGTTATCTTACAAATAACTTAGCGAATGCTATTTCAGGTCTTTTAGGTGGAATGGGAGATTTTGAATGGAGTTGGAAAAACTTTTGGGAAGGCCTAAAAAATGTTTTAATCAATGCAGTAGCTGCAATGATAGCAAAATTGGTTATTTTGGCCGGATTTTCTTGGTTAATAAAGTTGTTAGGATGGCCTGTATCCTGGTTAAGCTGGGATAAAGGCGGCGGGGTAGGATATAATTTTGGCGGAGAAGTTAAAAAATTTCAATTTGGTGGAATGGCTGATACCATACCCGCCAGATTAACTGTCGGAGAATATGTAATAGCCAAACCAATGACTGATTTTATTAAGAGATTTAAGGCGATCCCTCAAAATTTAATAGATGCGGTTGTAGGTGGATTTCCAACCCCAACACCCGCTCTTTCTTTTGCTGGTGGTGGATCAGTAGGGACTTCGAACATCACTGCACAAGGTTTTGGCGAAACTAAAATATATGTAGATATTCATGACAATAAAATATCTGATGATCTGGATATCCGAAAACTTGCCATGACGGTTAGCAGTGAAATATTAAAGAAAATTCAACAAAACAAGAGGTATTAAAAGATGATCAGCATTACTATCGGCGGGATCAATAGGGATTCTAATATAGATTACAAGACCTTATCTATTGTAGAGAATTTATATTCCCACGCCAACGTTGCAAGTTTTGAATTTCATTGTAAGGATTTTGCCAATGCTCCGGTAAACGGAGAAGAAATTATAATGATCGATAATTTAACGAGAATATTTGCAGGCCGGATATTAAGCAAAGAAGAAAATTTTTTACCTCCCAGCAGTTATAGATACTTTGTAGACTGTATAGATTATCACCGGGATTTGGACCGGAAACTGGTCAATGAAACCTATGAGGACTTGTTTACCGGTGCTATCGTAAGGGATATTATCGCTAAATACTGTACAGGTCTTACCGCTGTTAATGTGGCTGATGGCGTTTTAATTGATGGCCGCATTGTCTTTGATTATATATTGCCTTCTGACTGCATTAAGCAATTAGCTGAATTATCATTGTATAGCTGGTATGTGGATTATAACAAAGATGTGCATTTCTTCACTCAGGCGGTCCCCAATGCCCCCTTTGAAATTAATGATAATCAAGAATATTATCAGGATCTGGTATTTTCTTATGACTTTTCTCAATTGCGGAATAAGGTCAGGGTCAAGGGATTAGGTGATATAAATGTAGTCAAGCAGAATGATGCTTCTATTGCTTATATTCAGGGGATAGAGGGGGGCGATGGAATCTATGAACATATTATTATTGATGAAACCATTACCACCGTTGAGTTAGCCGAGCAGATAGTTGATGCTGATTTAAACCAGTATAAAGATATATATATTATAGGTAGTTTTATTACTAACCAAAAAGATGTTAAAGCGGGTCAATTAATGAAGGTTGACTCTATTAAGAGAAATATCAGCCAAAATTATTTAGTGCAGGAAGTATCTTTAGAAAAAATAACCATAGGGGGGGCAGAAGATGGAATCCCAGACGTTTCCTATAAACCAGCAGTTAGCGCAGAAATAGGATATAAACCTGCAGCTATTGCAGAAGTGCCTTATAAGAAATCCGGAGAAGTCAAGCAAATGGTTTATTATGTTTATAATGTTACTATTGCTTCAAGATTAAAGGATTTAATCGGATTATTATTAGATATGTTACACCAGCAGGGGAGTATATTGCCGAGTAAAGATGTTACTCCTCCCGCTGTTCCTTCCGGCCTTACTCTTTATACCGGGATGGGCTTGACTACCCAGGCAACTTTGGCCTGGCTTAAAGCGGAATGGAATGCAAATAGTGAACCTGATCTTAGTTATTATGAATTAAGAATGAAGAAAAGCACAGATTCGGTTTTTACTATAGTATCTACTAAAAATATTAGTTTTATCTGGTATAGTTTGGAACCGGGAGTAACCTTTGATGTCTATATCCGGGCCTTTGATACTTCCGGGAATGCCAGCAATTGGAGCAGCGTTAAGTCAAAAACTACCGCTACGGATCAGGATGTCCCAGTTCAACTTTCCAAGCCTACTGTTATAGCCTTATTTGCAGGGGTTAAAGTGAATTGGAATATGGGGGTAGAAGATAATTTAGCTTATTACAAAATAGAAAGACAGGAATCTACTGATAATGTAAATTGGAGTGGATGGTCTACTATAGCTAATGTAGATGCTACAATGTGGTTAGACTTATTCCTTACTTATGCAAAATATTATCGATATAGGGTAAGTTCTGTGACTCAAACTGGAAATTCAGGTACTCCTTCTGACCCCAGTAATTCAATACAACCAAAACAGGCAGCCACAGCAGACATAGAGGCTTTAGCCATAACTGCCAGTTTGCTTGCTTCAAATGCAGTGACCGAAGGCAAGATAGCTGCCAATGCGGTAACCGAAGGGAAGATAATAGCTAATGCAATAGTTTCTGATAAAATAGCGGCTAATGCTATTGTTTCAAATAAAATTGCAGCCTTAGCTATAATTACCGATAAGATAGCGGCTTCGGCAATAACTACGGTAAAGATACAGGCTGGAGCAATAACCACAGACTGTATTTTAGCAAATGCAGTAACTGCTGATAAGATAGCGGCTAATTCAATTTATACTAATGCATTGCAGGCAGGGGCAATAACTGCCAGTAAGATAGCGGCTTTAACTATCACTGGAGATAAGATTGCTGCTGGGGCAATAACTGCCGCAAAGATTAGTGTAACCAGTCTAGCAGCAATAACCGCTACATTGGGTTCAGTTACTGCCGGGAATATAAGAACAACAAGACTTCAAGTTGGAGGCACAACTAACGAAGATATTTACTTCGAGGATAGTGGAATTAGATTATATGATGCGGGAAGTAATAATATATATTTTTCAGCTTCAACCTCAAGTTTAACTTTTAATTTCGGTAGTAATTATGTAAATATTAAATCAACTGTGAGTAATTTATATTTAAGTAATTCAGCAAAGACACTTGTATTTTATAGCGGTGGTACATTGCAGATGGTAAACCTAACTTCTTCACCTGCAGGACATGCGGGTGATTTAGCATATAACAGTAGTAGTCACCGATTCGCTGGTTTTATTGGTGGTAGTGATAATAAATGGGGGCATTGGTTACTAAGTTCTGGATGGTAAGGAGAGGATTATGAAACTATACATTAATACAAAAAGGCTAAATTTTGAGGAAGAAAATAATATAGAACATGAAATTATTTTGGGAATATCTGATACAGAATTTTATGGCTACGATTGTGTAATCGAATTGTCTGATGAAGATAAATTCATTAAAGATAATTTTTTTATCATTTATAAAAAAGATAAAGATGGAAAAGATACCAAAGAAATAGAAAATAAAGTATTCAAAATCAGAGAAGAAGAAACATGGTGGAGCTTCTCTAAATTTGAGGTAGTAGATGGAAAGATAATTCCTTTCAAGTGGGAAAATTATTCATATTTTTTAGGGACAGATAGAAGAATGGCATTGGCGGGGAAAATTAATGACCTTTTCAATGCCCCATCTGAGCTTAAAATTCTAAGAAAAACTATAAGATATATACTTCAAGAATTAAAATTGGATTGTCCCGATTTTTTGTTGTATAATAAAAAGGTAGAAGAAATAATTAAGAAAAATCCAAAGGAGAAAAAATGAAAAAAATTATTTTATTATTCATAATTATAATATTTTTAACTGTGGGTTGTGTGAGATTTAATCCAGATGATTATATTATACCTGATGATGGAGGATTTATTGCTGTAATAAATAGTTTATATACTCCATATGATATTGGTAATTATATGGAGGAAAATTTTACTTATGAGATACATGATTTTACAGCACAGACTCCGTATGAATTATACCTTTCCAAAAAGGGGGATTGTGATGAATTTAGTGCCTTTGGAGTTTTTGTGGCTAATCATCATGGATACGAAACCTATCAAATAGAGATATTCGATAATACTTTTTATCAACATTATATAGCTGTTTATAATGAGGATATATGGTTATCAATTACTGATAATCGATACTATTACTTTGGATTTAGTGATTTTGAAGAAGCAGTAGATTATGTGTGCTTTATAAGAAACAAAATATGGACAAAATATATTGTCTATGATTATTGGAATAATATCGTAGAAACAATATACAATTAATAATTAATAAAAAGATTTATAATAGCAAGAGATTTAAAAATAATTTAGGAGGTGCTTTAATGATATTTATAGGTGGATTATTAATTGTTTGGAATTTAATTTTACACTATTTCATATATAATATACAAAGTAATATGGGGACAATTTGCGAAGTTATAGAAATATTAAGTAAATAAAACTTAAATAATTAAATTAAATAAATTTTATCTTGGGAGGGATAAAATGAAAAAGAAGATTATTGTTTTTTTATTTGTAATATATATTTTAATTATTTTCTCTATTGTAATTTTTGCAGAAACTGATAAATGGATTTGTAATAAAGGAATAGACC